TTCTTTTGTTCTTGAAGTTCTTTCCGGCGTTCCTCAAGAGCTTCTATTCTATAAGAGATTTGACGTGACTCCATACGGATCATATCAATCCTAGTTTGTAACCGTTCTATGTTATCTTGTTTCATTTGTGAAATAAATACTAATTGTTTTGTTCCAGAATCCTAGTGAGATCCAAGTTGTACGAGATGTTGAGTCCTTGAATGTTTCAAAGAAAAAGGAAGGAATTAAGTAGTGTTCCTCGACTGTGAATATTTTTATTCTTTTCATAGGTGTATTAATAAAGCTTCTCTTACGTAGAGGAAGTTTACAAGTTTCTCTATCTTGTCCGTGTTTGTGAACTCTGTTGAGTTCGGTAATAGTTTCGTAGTCCATTCAAATTTTCTCCCTAGGTTTGTTAGTTTGCTGATGTTGTAAAGATAAACAGTTTTATCTACTTCTGTCAAGAATATGAAGTCCTTATTTTTGGACTTAGCTATTTCCATATTGGCATCGTACTTAATTTTTTCAATGAACCACGGATCCCAAACTTTTGATCTGCACTTAACTTCTATTGTGTACTTATCGCATTCAAAGTCGAATGGGCTGAACTGATCCTCTGGCTCAACCAAAGGTCCCAGTTGGGGGTAGAGTTTTTCTAGTCCTCTTGCGACTGCTCGTTCTTTAACTTTCATAAAAGTGGTGATATAGGCGGTTATGAAGGGTGAATGAAAGAAAACCCACCAGCGTCTTAATAGCTGGACTACCTATATCAAATTATATAAACACGCCTTTGTCTGCGTAGAACTTTAGTTTACCTTGCACGTCTCTTTCTCCTTCTCGATTCTTTGCTATGTTGTAAATCATCCTAACGTATGTTCCGTTTCTGTCAAGGCTTTTTGACATCTGAATATCACCTTCTTCAGCCCACATAAGGATGATTGCATCAGCATCGTTCTCAATATCTCCGGAGTCCTTGAGGTCATAAATCGCCAGACCTCCTTCTCGCTTGGCTCCTTCTCTGTTTACTTGAGAAAGTAGTAAGATGCCTACGTTGAGTTCAAGTGCTAACTGTTTGATCGTGTGTGAAATATCTGCAACTGCGTCATTCTTTGACATAGTTTTATTAGACCAAGGAATAAGTTGAAGGTAATCAATTACCAACAACTTAACCTTGTGCCTACGAACCATAGTACGAGCGTAGGAGCATAGCTCGTTCACGCTTTTAATACTATGAACCGTATAGATAGGAAGAGTTTTCATAAGGTCACACCCCTCTCGGACCTTATGCATCCTATCTTCTGTTATTACCCTATCCTTGATCTGTCTCAAGTTCGCTTGGGACTTGATCGTTAAAAGTCTTTTCACCACTTGCTTTTGTGGCATCTCGAAACTGAATATACCACAAGGAGTACCGTCCTTGATGGCTGTTTTGGCTACAATGTTTAGAGCCAACTGGGATTTACCGCAACTGGTCGGTGCTGAGATAACTACAACCTCCCCAGCTCCTATACCAGAAGACCCCAGAACGCTGTCAAATTGCTCTATATGGGTCTTTATCACGTCCTCCGTATACTCCCCCTTGAGTTGCTGTTCAAACTCCTCTGAGAGTAAATCTACGCTGTCCTTGATGGACATCTGAAGTGATGATCCGCTATCAAATTTAGTCAAACCGCCCTCGACATCTGCTCGGATGGACTCCGGCGTTTCAGTTTCTTCTTCTGCTTTCTCTAGGGCTTGCCTAAAGGTACGGATCATTTGTCGTAGTTCGGACTTTTCTTTTACAATGTTGGCACTAGAATGTGCGTGCAACTGAGTTGTTATTACTCCAAGTAGGCTCGCTATGCGATCTACCCCTACCTCATCAAGGGCAGAGGATCGTTTTAGATCCTCCACCAATGATATTTCTGTAAGAGGTTCGCCCCTTTGGGCGAGAGAACTGACACTTCTGAAAATTAATTTATGGCTGTAAAGGTAGAAGTCTTCTTCAGTTATTTTGTGTGCGATACTGTCATAGAAGTCAGTGCTTCCGTCCGCAAGACAGTAAGCAAGTACTTGCTCTTCAGCATCTACATTCTTTGGTATCTTTAAATCGTTCTCGGCTATCATCTATGTGTTCTTTCATTGACTTGAGGCACTGTCCTAAGTACCTCAAATTGTTTCTTTTTTCATTATTATTTTCGCTATCATTAGCGGTGTTATACAAGTGGTTTGCTAAGTCCACTGCGTCCGACATTTGTTCGATTAGTTTAAGAGTCATAGAGTTCTATACTATCATAGAGGTCTAATCCTATCGATAAATATCGTCAAGTTCTTGTGGTAACTTGTTATCCTCAATGGCTTTAAGTGTCCACATCCAGCACGCTATGTTCCAGAGTACTGCCCCGAAGTGATCTTCGGACTCGTCTCCGTCTCTGCACTGCATTAGATGTCGGTACGCCGCATCGCAATATCTAGAGGTAGGAATACCTTTCCTCCAGTTATCTGGACCGTACTTGGTGGCACCGTCCTCAAAGCGTTTTGCCATAGCCATTATTGCACAAGTAGGGATCATACTCGGTAGACCCTTGCCTTGCATAGAGTCACGAACCGCCCCCGTATCGAAGGCGGTCCTTGCTCCACTGTCTGGAAGAACAGAACTCATTAGAACGGAATGTCTTCTGAGCTAGTACTTGCAGTTGCTTTCGCTTCTGAACGAGGTTTGTTCTCGGACACTGCGATTGAGAAGTACTTACCGGCTTTGTCACTGGTTCGTACCCAAGCGGATAGTTGGTAGTCTTTACCATCTACGTTAATAGGACCACGAAAGTCTGGTTGACGTTCGTTTTCCTTTTCATTTTTGAACAGAGCACCTCTGTTATTGTTATCGTAATCAGTCATAATTTTATTGGTTAAAGGATGTCATCAAAGGCATCAGTCTTTTTTACTGCTGGCTTGCCCTTAGGTTTAGGTTGTGATTTACCGTGGTCATTGGTAGCATCTGGGTCTTTAGTATCGTCAATAGCGAACAGACCGTTCAGTGCGTACTTACGAGCGTAAGAACTGGCTGATCCAGTGATCTGTGCTTCGTCCATACCTTTCTTTGTCTCTGCTTCACGAGCAAAAGCTGTAGTGGATTCGATCTCTCCCTTGTGGGATTCGTGTAAAGTAGCAGTAGCCTTTACGTAGACTCTGCCACCGACTTCAACGATGTCGTCGCTAACTGTTAAGTACGCATTGTACTTATTCAATAAAGGCTTTACTGCCTCTAAGATGTCTTCGGCTGATCTGTAACGATAACCGCCGAACTTATTTGTCTGACCCTTGGGAGCTTTTAGTTCCGCTTGGATTGACTGTAATATTTTTGGTTCACTCATTGCTTTATGTATTCTTTGTATAGGTTAGTGCGATCTTTTGAGTTGTTACACTCTAGGATTCGCTGTCTATTTATGCCAAGTTTTAGAAGGATGTCAAGTTGAAAATCCTTTTTTAACTTAGAAAATCTTTTGTAAAGTTGTCTGAATCCCTCCGGATGTAAAATGTCGGTTGCTTCTTGTTCGAGATAATTAGCCATACATCTCAGTACAAACGGAAGCGAACAGTTCTTTGCATCCTTTGATAAACGCTTGTGTGCGTTCTCTATTCTACCAAGGAAGGCATTACCCTCGGAGGACACAACGCCACGAACCATACCGTTATTATGGCAGTGATCCACGACCCAGTTCTTAGTCTTGTAATAAAGTAAAGGACAGAACTTTGGTTCGTTTTCTTTTCTCCAATCTGCGAGTTTATTCTGGGGTAAGTACTTCATTAGTAATCGTCTGTAAGTCTATGACAGTTAGCACAAAGTAATTCACACTTGTGCAGTTCTTCTCTTAATAAATTAAATGCAGTACGAAGATTGGATATTGTATCTCTCTTTGTACTTGGATCAATGTGGTGGCAATCGAACTGTCTGGATTCACCCTCGAATCCACATCTGTTGCACTTCCATCCGCCGAAATGATCTTCAATAATCTTTCTGTATCTGATCGCTTGTGCTTTGTTTTCGCACTTCCTACAAGTAGGCTTGTACTTTTTTTCTCCTTTAGTGGTTCGACCATTGGAGTAAAATTTATCTATTGGTAGATCCTCTGAGCAGTCAACGCATATTTTAGTTTTCGTTTCATTCATCTTTTATTTGTTGTACGGATATAATCTTTACGTTCTGTTTCTTTTTAAAAAAATTCCTTGCGGTCTTTTCGTCCCTTGCCCACTTGTGGCTGACTCCCTTGTAGTCTGGGTTCATATCGGTGTGACCGTAAACTATCTCATATTTGTTCATTGCTGTAAAGTACTATGAATCCTTGACCGGCGTTTACCCCGATTACATTGTAATCAATCCATTCGATTGCTTCCTCTTCTGTCATCTCGCTATCTGTCATAAAGCACTCAATCATTCGGTCGTAGTCGTATACGTAATAACCGTTGTGACTGGTGCCAACGATAGCGTAATCGAGTCCCTCAAATTGTATAGCGTCATCGGCGTGAATTAGTTCTTCGTAGTATTCTAAGTTTGGATTCTCCATATTATTTTTTTATTTTAATCATACGTTCTTGCCAGTACACCTTAGCGGCGAGCTTAGCACATTCTAAATAGTGGTCGAACTCTGGTTGAGTCCAGACCTTATGATAATGGTTGGCAGTGTTAGTACAGATGCATACTGATCTGATTTCGGGGTAGTAATCTAACTTCAACTTCTTAGCGAGCATTACGCTCTCTATTGCTAGTTGTTTACAGTCCTTCCCATAAAATTTTCCTTTGCCATCACAGCTTCGGCACTTGTAGTCCGCCATAAAAACCTTACCGTCCTTGACCCCAATGAAGTCAATACTTCCGGCGATCTTGAATCGGCGATCTGACACAACGTACTCGCAGTCAACGACTTCTACATTGTTCTCATTCACCCAGTCAATGAAAGGTTTCGCCCAATCATCGTAAGCAGTTGCTTCTCCCTCTCCGTCCAGTAACCATTCCTCTATGCGTTTGTGGATTGCAGTCCCGAACTCAGATGATGGTATCAGTTCTCCAGTAAAAGGATGCTCCCGAAATCCGTACACCCATTCCTTTAGAATGGAGTAATGTACATCTTGGTGTTCCCTTGCTAGTTCTACTAGCTTGCGTGGAGTATAAATACTATCCAAGAAATCGTCTTTAACGATTCCGAGTACAGTAGTAACGGAAGGATATGACTTGCCCTTTTTGCGAGCTTGAGCTGGTGTAGTTACATCAGCTAAGAACACTGGTTTGTTCGATGAAGAGTAGAAGTGAGCCATTACTTTTTCTTAGTGGACTTCTTTCTAGTTTTACTCCAATCGATCTGATTGTAGTTTTCATCGTAGGCTTTCTGATTGTAGCCCTTCTTTGGTTCCATACCTTTACCCATTTTTAAATAGATTAGCGTCAGTCGGCGAAGAAATCAAACCCATAAGTTTGCACTTGTATACTGACTCCTTGCCTTCTTTTATAATCTTTTTCCTTTCTGCTTCTATGCTTTCTGGTTTATTCTCTTGTACTTTCTGATAGATTTCTTCAAATCTGTCAAGCAATCTTGTGCTAATTTTTTCGCTGTGATCTTCTATTTCTATCATAGCTCCTCCATATCCATAATGGGTTCAATAACATCTCGGATCGCAGTTCTTGCATCGTAGTATGTCATCTGACAAAGAACAAGGTTGCCCTTCATTGCTTCAATGAGTACAGTCTCGTGCGTTTCTTCGTCCTTGATGTAGTTCATATTGATTCCGTTCTTAGCCATATATTCCAAGATGTCATCAGCTGACCTCGGCGGAAGTGGACTTGGGATTCTTTCGCAGTAGTAATCTCCTTGGACTAAGTCTCCAACAAACTTGTTGTCGAGCGATCCTAGACTGTTACGGACTAGGACGATTTCATCTTGACCCATAGTATCGGCGATACCTTCTGGGTAAGTGTAGAATGTAACTGTATTACTCATCGTTATAAATTCCGTGGACTTCTTGTGCTTGTTTAATTACAGACTGCGACCATTCGCATTCAAACAGTCCTTGTCGCTGGTCTTCTTGCTGACCTTTGACCATTGATACGATTACAGCATCTACGACTTGCTCTAAGTCTTGCGTGAATCGTGGTGAAAAACGCACTTTATGTGGTGCGTAGTGTTGGGCAACTTCTAATGCCCTTATTTTTACATTTTGTTTATTTAAGTAACTCATAGTTTTTTATGTTTCCAAGTAAGAATTGAACTTTCTCCCAGTAGTTGTCAAGGTTATTTACAACCCTTGGGTCTGTCTTCTTCCAAGCTAATGCTCCTCCGTTCCATATCTTGGCATAGATTTCGGCGGTGGGTTTGCTTCCAGTTTGTTTCTCGTAGTGTTCACCCCAGTGCTTGAGGTATAATGCACATATGTTTACTGATTTCTTTTTATCAAAGCGATCATCGAGTGTATAATCACGATCGTAAAAGTAATTAACATCTTTAATTACTGCTGGTGTTATCTGTAAGTAGCCGACTGCATTCCCATCGTCCCCTATTGCTAGGGGATTTAAGGAACTCTCGACTATCGCTAGTGCTAGTATGAAGTGATTAAGGGTAATCATAATTTATTCCTCATCAAAGTGGTAGTATAGTGCGTTGTTAATTGACATCAAAATATCTCTGTCTGTCGGCAAGCCCTCATCGGATGGCTCTTGATTGGTTACATCAATGACGAGATCAAGAAGCTCTCCGTCTGACATTACTGGTTCTCCATCAGAGTGTTCTCTGGTTCCGCCATCTGCTAGATAGTCGGCGTATTTGTTTAGTGTTTCTATTGGTTTTGGTATGTTCATAATTTTTATCTTTCGGTATTAAAGTATGTTCGCTCTGCTTCGACATCTGCATCGTAGTCACTGCTATCATCGTACTCATCATAAAGTAAGCTCTTGATATTGGACTCGCCAATGTCTCCGAAGTCTTGTTTAAAATGCTTACATCTGTGTTCCAGTTTCGGCAAGATCATTCTGACATCTGTTGTCATTTGTTCTAGTAAAGACTCAGCTTGAGTACATCTAATCATTACGCACTCTAGGATTAACTGAATCTTGGTTTTCTTTTCTTCGTCTCTTTCAAGGTAATCCTCGAAAGCTTCGTGGAAGTTGTGGTAGTAATGCCTCTGAGATAAACAGAGGTTGACCCACTTTCTGAATGTTTTGATTTCTTCTTTTGTCATAATTTATTTCGTTGATAGTTAATTAGTTAAGGTCTGTCAAAGTATTTTGTGCTTGACATATAATTTATACTTTGGTATAATTGAAAGTGTAAAGTCCTCTCGAAGAGAAAGTGCAATCCAGCAAAGCCGAAGGTGCCTTGAAATGTCGGCGTGCGAGTTGTGGCGAAGTAGCTGGACTTGTCTCGATGGATTGCTCCTCGAATGCCTTCTCTTTTAAGGATAGGTGTATCTACTGATCTAGATGTGATCATATCCCAAGTGATATAAAACATAGGAGTAGATAAAAGGCGAAGCTATACAACAAGAAGTATTTGATGAATGTAATCATTATATATCAATAGTATCTTCGTTGTATCTTGTGATCTCTCCGTCCTCGTGGTAGTGAATGACAATAGGTTTCACTCTTGTCCTACGCTCGTACTCATTGGCGAGTTCTTCCATCATTCGGCGATGGTCTAACTCGTTGTACATCTCTGTCATAATCTCGTGGTACTCTCGCTCTGAGACACCAGCTTTCTGTGCTTGTTCTAGACTCATAGTTTATTCTTGGTTGTGTAATTCTATTTTTATTTCTTCGTCAGTTAAATACAATCCGTAGTCATTGAAAAAATGTTCTTTGATTTTCTGAATTGCTTTCTCTTCATTCTCGGCTTCTCCGACTTCGGAAAAGGTAAGTGATATTTCGGCGTGATAGTCTTTCATATTTATTTTAATATATGTTTATATCTAGAAATGATTTCATTCATTTCTTTTTTAGAGTATTTTATTTTTCCATTTTTGTATTTCATATTTATTCATTTATATCCGTTTTGTAGAAAACGATCTTTCCATCGTTCTCAGCTATGTTAGGGTCTTTGAGTTCATCTTCTGTTAAGCAGTCAACGAACGCCCAGTTTGTGTGACCGTACTCGTCTTCACAAAGTCGGTCTATGTATTCAGTTAAGTCTGTCATAATTTATTCTTTGGTTAGTTTGGTAAGACTGCTACTCGTAATATTTCGTCAGTAAATTTGTCTTGAAAGATTACTGCTCTCTCTTTGCCTTTACTGTCTCTGATTACAGAGTGGTACTGATCGTTTGTTTCTTTATTTGGATTCATCTTCTTTTATTGGTATATGTATTTCAATTACTCCGTCCTTATCCTTTCCTTGATAACAAGGGAATGGCAAGTCGGCTACTGCGTTCATTACTTCTTCGTATGTTGGTTCTTTCATAATTTATAGTAAGTTGTCCCACCACTTCTTATTGATGGGTATCTGTAGTTTACAGTCAGCTCCTAGCTTGTCAATGATTTCTTGAACAGTTAGGTACTGGACTCCGTTCTTGACTCCTTTCGGTCGTCCTCTTGTCTTTGTTTCACTCATAGCATTTATCTGTTATTGTTCCATCGAACTCAATGAATCCCTCTCCAATGAGGTCATTAGCCAATCGTTGATAGTGACCTTGCAGTTGCCATACTAAGCCACTCTTGATTAATTCTGAAAAGAGCAGTACAGTTTGGATTGTGTCCAACTTACCGTCCTCGTAGTCAAACAATACTTGCATATTGCTTAGCGACATTGCGTTAGCAATCTCTTCATCTGGTTTGTAATCTTTTATCATAGTTCGCATTCAAAGTTGCATTCTCCGTTCTCGATTAGGCACTTTTCAATCTGCTTTCCAAGATGCCAATCGTACCAATTTAACTCATCTGAGTCCTTTATTCCCTCCTCTGTTAGATGTCTTGGACTGTACGAATCCACTTTATCGAAGAACTCTTTTGTCTTCTTGAAGTTTGGACTGTCCTCTATCCTCTTTAGCTCAGCTTGTACTTTCGGTAAATCACTTTTACTGAAGTAGTACTCGATGAATTGAGGGTCATTGTGCTCCACCCCAAATCGTGATGGTGCATCGCTTGGTTGTATTCCGACACCGAACTTTCCCTCGATGTCTCCGTTGTAGTATCTTCCCATAATTTTATTCTCCTAGTTCTGATTCTATGTTTGCTATTATCTCGTCCCTTTGGTTCTGAGATAATAAGTTAAATTGCTTCTCGGCTTCTTCTCCTCCGTAGCTCTCATACCATCCGTTATCTCCGTAGTATTCGAGGCTGACTATCTCGTGCTCGATGTCCTCAATCTCTGAGTAATGCTCGTAATCGTAGCCATCTCCACACGGATGTCTCTCGCTTGTTTCTTTTACCCAATAAGTGCTGACCACCTCTACTTCGATGGTAGCTTCTTCGAGTTCTAGACTGTAGTAATTTGTTTCTTGCATTTTATTCGTCCGTTAAATCGTATTCATAAATTCCCATTGTCATCAAAGCATCAGATGCTATTCTCCATTCACCTCTCCAATACTCTGATGCTGATATTGAGCCAATTTTGTCAGCTTTTCGGTAATTATCCCAAGCCTCTCGGCTTCTCTCAACAAGTATAGCGATTCTTTTTTTCGCTAGGCTTGGACTAATTGTTTTATAGTATTTGTATTTCATATTGTTTCCTTTGTTCAGTTAAAAATTTTGCACCTTTCTTAGCCTCTCACCTCTCCTCGACACCACCATCGAGTGCAATGCGAGGTTATGACCTAGGGTATCCGTAGATATGCCTCCCTAGGCGAAGCTAAGTGGTGCTATGTGGTAAATTCTATCTTCCCCATATTGATTTAATTGTTAGCCATACTATGGCTTGAAACTCGTAGCCTTTAAGCTTGTACTTCTTGGCTAGTTGTGCAGTCAATGCTTCCAATCGTCTGTATTGGACTCCAGTGATTTGTGTTTGCGTATCTGTTACACCATCCTTGGCTTTCGTTAGACACGCTCTCACTTGCCATTTATCGATGGTTATATGGTCAGCTGACAGTAGCCCTACATTCATAGCAAAACTATGTATCTTGGGCGATTTAGATGTTATCATTTCGCCTTTCTCTAGTACATCCCAAGCCGAGCTTTTATTTCGATTGTATGTACAGACTTTCACTAGTTTCATAAATTCTTCTTTTGTGAATTTACCACTCGCAAAAGCTCCGACTGTAGCTTCTGTATCTACTTTGTTTCTCTCCCATCTGTTATTGATGGATAGGTAAGCATTTGCTCCACTTATTCTAAATGGACAAACACCGTATTTTTGAGACAAGTCCATCACAAAATTTTGTGCTTCCTTGTACCATACTTTCCCTTGTTTGCGTAGTACTCTATCGCTCGCAAGATAGTAGCTTTCGACATTGTTTTTGATTTGTCGATCGCTCGTTTCTATTACTCTTTTCATTTTTTCTTTCGTTATTGATCCATTGTTTCAATTGTTTGATTTGAGCCAACTGAGAATGGTACTTTGTCTCCGTACGGTTCACCGTCATAATCGTCTGGTAATTCCACTACTTCAATGTTTATTACTTTTCCGTTGGCGTCATAGCTTTTTAATAGTGCTAACATATTTTTTCCTTTGGTTTAAATTGCTTTCATTATTCGGTTTTGTTGCAACTTTGCGTTCATCCAATCGTTTGAAGGGATCGTTATTGTTACACCAAACTCGTCTTTCATTTTTCGCAAAGGTTTTTCAACCTTGATTTGTTTTACGACCTTGGCTTTTATTGCTTTGGCTTTTTGTAAGCGTTTTGTCTTTCGTACAAAGCTTGTATCTTGCCACGCAAAAGAACCTTTTGTTCGTTTTGTGGTTTGTACATTTGGTTTATACATAATCATTTAATTTTGATTGATTGAAGCCAATCTTTTACAATTAGCTTTAAACAATCAAAACGAGCAAAGCATTTGCAATGCTCGTAATGATTGAAAAAAATTGAGTTATAAAGTGTCAGTTTATTTCTCTCTTTAGATGGTAGCTTTTAACTTCTATTGAAGCCACCTAAACGAGTTTGTAAGACTCGATCGCTTGTAGTCTTTTGAATGTGCATTCATTCAGTCATTGAGACAAGCTAGCCAATAACTCAAGCATATTAGAGTTGCTCTCGCAAATTAGCTTATTGCGTGATAAAGTTCCCACTCAACTTTCAAAAGACCCTCGACTTAAAATTGCTGTATCAGTTTAGTGACGGTTGGTACAATTTGCGATTAACAAAACAGAATCAAATTTTTATTAATTTAACAAGCAAAAAAATTCAAAAATAATAAAAAAAATTCAATAAATTGCATAAACCATTGAAAACAAACACTTTACGAAACTGAAAAAAATTCAGAAAAATGCTTAAAAAATAGCTCATTTTGTCGCTTATAGTAAACATAAGAATAACTTATCAATAATTACTAATTAAAAAACCGTTAGAAAATAAGCTAATATAAACAAAAGTAATAAATAGAATAAGTGATATTAATTAACTAATAATAAGAATAAAAAATGCTAATCAATAAGAAAGAATAATAGAAAAGATAAGTAAAACTAATTCCAATAAGCTCTCCTAATATATTACATAAGAGAAGAAAAAAAACTAATATCACACATAAACAAAACTTATTGAATTAAAAACGCTAATATTTTAAATAAGTAACGCTAATTGATTGACAAATGAGAATGATTCTCAAATAATGTACCATAAATAAAACTTATGTTTTGTATTAGTAACACTTATTTGAACGGATGTACCACAAAACGGGGGGAGGCAGTTAGCCACACGCCCACATACATATATATATATACATATATAGGGGTTTAAAAAAATATATGACTCAAGGGGCAGAAGAAGCAGAACTCAAGGCAAGTATCCAAGCGGCGATACGAGAAGTCGCTGACGACAAAGAGCTGAAGAAGATCAAGAGCTTATCTCGGCACAATCCTATGAAGGTAGCTGAGATACTGTACTTGTACTCAATCGGCAAGAGCCAGACGCAGATCGTCAAAAAGTACAACGTGCAGCGATCTACGGTCATCCAAGTCCTAGTGGATTACGCCGACCATCTTGGGCAACTAAGGGATCTAGCTGGCAAGATCAGTGCAAAGAACTATATGCAGCTGAGTTCATTGGAGGAGGATCTAGTCGAAAAGGTCCGGGACCGTATGGAGAACGACCCAGAGATGGAGGTCACATTCCGTGATCTCAAGGAGTTGAGCATAGCTAAGGCTAACGCATTTCGGGAGACTATGACCACTAGGGGCGAAGCCACTAGCATTACGGAGGAGAGGAAGGTCATTACCCAAGAGGACTACGAAGATACCCTAGC